TCACTGACCCTTTACGAAGCAGAGAACGCGTGAGACCCACTCAAACGAATTGGCAATGCTGACGCCTAGCGCGGTACCGCCGATGCCAACGACGCCAAGTGCACCTAGACCCATCAGTTTCCACTTGCGAACCTCGTCGGTCACAACTTTGCTGTCCTTCACCTGTTCGGTGATCGTAGCGATATCGGTTTTGATGTCCCCTACCTCACTGACCATCTCATCGATCCGGTGATGAACAATGGCGCGCTTTTCGTCGGCTTCCCGGTTTTCAAGTGTAGCTCGTCGCTCAGAGGCTTCCATATCGCGGCGCAGGCCCTGAACTTCTGCGGTCAGGATGCCGATGGACTTATAGATGTAGTTCAGGTTGAGTTCGCCCATCATTGCGGCTTTCCCGCCAAATTGTCATAGAATACCGCACAGCGCCCTACCCGCGCGTTGGCCCTGTCGAGTGCCTGTCGTTCCCTCTTCCAGCCTGAGAGGGCTTCTGCGCCGACAACAACCGACGCGTGAGGCTCGACCTTGCGGCAATCGTCTGGCCACGCCGGGAGGTTACGATCGACTTGGGCTTCACCTTGCACCGTCGCTGCATCGTGCAGCTGCTTGTTAAGGCTTGAGCAACCAGTTGCGATCAGCATCGTCAACAAGACAGGAACGGCCAGCCGCCTTAAGCTTCGCCTCATAATCCGCAATCTTTGTTTCATGCTGTTCGACCTTCTCCGCCTCAGCGGCCCGCGTGTTTTTCAATTTGACCTGGTAGGCATCGATGACGATCTGATCAGCCCTACGCTCGCGCTCGATCTTGTCCGCCTTGGCTTCTGCAGCGGTTGCCTGGGCCTCGGCCACATAGCCGCGCCTTGCGTCGTTTCGTTCGATGGGAATGATAACGAGCGCGTAGAACGTTGCGGTTACTGCTGCCCCGGCGAGCGCATACAGGGCAGCCCTAAAGCCTTCAAGGATTGTCATGGCCCCTCCTCCCCGATCGGAGCGACCGGTGTCGCTGGAGTGACCTCCTCGACGCGAGTTTCAACCCGGCGCCCGCCAACACCGAAGCGCCGTTTGTTCTGGTCATCCCAGATCGCGCCGAAGACATAGGAGCCGAGTGTGCTACCAGCCAGCGTTAAGGCACCGACGGCGACCGTCTCGCGAAGTGAACTCTCCCCGCCGGCAAAAGTAATGTAGGTGACAATGCCACCGCACCAAAGAATGGTGCCGATGACCAGGCTGCGGCGAACACACCATGCGTCAGGATCAATCATCGTCCCCCTCGTACAGCTTCGACTGCTTGGCCCAATCGCGCCAAGGGTTCAGTTCGTAGTGCGGAGCGTCCCATCCGTCGGCGAAGTTGCCGTCCCCATTCCAGTCGAGACCACTGCGCAGCGGGATATTCTTCGCCTTGGCGATCCGCATCATCACCCGGTAAAGATCGGTGAATGCCCGTTGGTTGTTCCAATCGTATGGAGCCGGGAAGAGATCGAACGCGATGGCGGGAACGTAGTTGTGTGCCGACTGTCCGAAGCGGGCTTTGCTCTTGCCGCCGGCGAAGGCTCGCTGCTGGTCGACCCGGCCGCGCGTGGCATCGAGCACCATGAAGTCGATTTCCTTGATCGCTTCGTTGGCAATGTCTTGTAAGAGCGGATGGCACTTAGCCAAAGCCGCTTTGGATTTTGATCCAAAGGAAGGCATGTCAGTTTCCTTGATTTTGGTGAATTTCGCGCAGGAGTATGAGGCGCACAGCGACGTCGCAGGCATGCCAAACAGCCACGCGCGGAGTTTGTGCATGGTGCCCAGTTCCTTGGACGGTTAGGGAAACGCCACTCACCTTATCGGCGCCTATTGATATTTAACTAATTGTCGTCGGAGACGACCCTAAGCCTTGAATCCCCATTGGGGTCAAAGCTACCGTCGAATGTAGTCTTTCTAATAAAGAACTGCTTTGTTAAGAAGCATGTAGATTCGACCTACATATTCGCCATCACGCCTGGGAAAGCTTTTGGAAAGCGGCCTTAAGCCACCAATAGAGAGGCCGCTGCGCTTGTATCGTAAGCCATTTTTATTTCACCCAAGAACCGCGATAGCGTGCCGATAGTTGCTCCTTTCGTGATGCGTCGGAAGGTGGCCGGCAAATGGGAGTATTGCGAAATGCCCGAAGAGCAACTTAAAAAACTGCTCCAACGATTTCTCAAAGAGTCGCAGCAACCGTGAAGAAATTATCCACTTGCTCCGATGTATAGGCTAAAGCTGCGAACCCTTGCTGAAGCATCTCATCAGAGCGGAGAAACGTTCCGCAGTCAGCGTAAGCTGCCCGCGTGCGTTCGTCCTGTGTCGCAATCCATCCTTCGACTGTTGAAAGCAGACCGGCATCGATCAGCTGCAAGCGAAACTGTCGCCGCGATACGCGATCGGGAATAACGGGCTGCGGCGGTGGGGGTATGAATTCGACCGTCTTTTCACCGTCCCACCGATAGCGAAGGCTCAGCAATTCTTGCCACTGGTCATCTGTGATCTCAACAGCATCGTCGGGGATTATGCAATTCGCCTCTCCCCGTAGGCCATGCACGCTTTCGTGATAAAAGGCCGCAGCGAGTCCATCGATGCGAAAAGTCGCAAAATAGTTCATGTCAAATTCCCACAGCTATCCAGTTAATTGGAAGATTTGTTGCGGCGCTGACGGCGCCGGTTGATATCGATCGGCAACGAACGTCAAAGGTTGCCACCCCGACATTGCTTGTAGTCGCGGTGAATGTCGTTGCTCCACCTGCCGCGAACGCTGGAGTGATCGCCAAGCCCAAACAAGCCGCTGGAAAGGCGATTGCAAAGGGGTGCGCATAGTCGGAAGCAGCATTGGAATCCGAGCCGGCCTGAATAATTATCCCATTGGGGAACCGGTACCATGTTGGATTGCCAACTAAAGCAGCAAGCGCGGTGTTACCGTCTGTAGCGGCAAGCAAAGTGCGAATGAACGCAGTTAGGTCTGTCAAAGCGCTCGCGCCCGCGCCTGTCAGATAAGGAAGCTTGTTCGCAGCAGGCGCGCCAGCAATATTGACTGACGCCAAGCCAGCCGCCGTTATCGGCCCGCCGTCCTTCAACGTCTTGCTGTTAGCGCCATTCCACAGGGCGAGATTGGCGTCAGCGTTCGTCGCAGGCCCGCTAACGTCGCCCGCACCCTTGACGGCAATGGCTTTCCAATAGGCGTTAGAAGTCGTGGGCAGGGTCGGAGGCGCGTTTCCCGTGGTCGCCTGCAATGCAATCCACGACGAGCCCTGGTTGGTAACGACATCATCTTTCAGATAGGCCGTCGCGCCCACATAGTCGCCCTTGAACACAAAGCCATTGCCGGCCGCGGCCAGCAGGAACCACTGCACGTTTGAAGTTGTCGGCAACGTCGGTGGCGGGTTATCTGTAGTGACGACGCGCGCGATCCACGATGAGCCGTTGTACAGGACAACGTCGCCGATCGCATAAGTGGTCGACCAGTTATAGTTGCCCTTGGACTGAAATGTACCGTTCGGACCGGTGAGGTAGGCCGGCGTCGACCAATCGCCCGACGCCGAGGAGGGTTTGAAAAAGATCGCAGCACGTCCGTCGCCAACATCGTTCACTAGTACGGAAAAGCCGGTAGGCGATACATCGTAAGCCGCCCTGCCCGCCAGGTTGGCCACCTTGGCATCGGTCTGCACGCCCTCGATCAGATCATTCTTGGCAATGAGCGTCAGCGCCCCCGGTCCGGTAAAGATGGGGATCATGTCGAACGCCCCGGCCAGTGCAGCGAACGCCTGCAGATTGCCGTTGCCGAGCATTTCGATCAGCTCTTGCACCTTGGCCGTCAGGCTGGAGCCGTCGGGCTGATAGCGGATCGCATACGCTGCCCCAGCGAGCGCGCCACCCGTCCATGACTCCGTCAGCGTGATCTGAGTGTTGCTGTCGACCGACGCAATGATCGCATCGAGGTTCTTGGTCTTGAAGGTCGCACCTGGCTTGATGCCGGCAGCTGCCCAAATGGTGCCGACACCGGTACCTGCCGAGATATTGCGCATCAGCGGCTCTCCATCGCCTGAAAAGCAATGACGGCCCTCCCGGTCGCAATATCTGCTGTTGATGAGAAAGAGCCTGGAATGAGCGTCATCAGGCAAGCCGGACGCAGTACCGACACCGCATCATTGATCGCAGTCACCGGCCACAGGTGAGGCCGGATTTCGAACAATGGCGATAGACCCGCACCGCTCGCCGTGAAGTCCTCGAGCACCTGATGCAAGTTGCCGTTGCCAATCTCGATGTAGTCGCCAACCTTGCCGGTATATCCGGCCGGCAGGTTCTTGACGCGAATGGCCTTGCGGCTCGTCGCGATTGTATCGACCTGCAATCCCGAAACCGTTCCTATGCCGACACCGCCAGGATAAGCGATCGGATAGCAACGCGACTTCGACCAAGCCCGAAATTGATTGAGGCCGTTCTCCAGCGCCTTGAAGCGAGCGCGCCAACGATCGAGTTCATTCGGCTTTAGCAGGCGTGACTGGAACGCAGCGGTCCAGAGAGGCGAACCCAAATCCTTGACGATCGTTTGCCCGCCAGCGGTGCGGCTTTGCTCCTGACGCCACAACAGGTCGAACTCGGTCGACCAGCTGGGAAACTCGGTCAGGAGGTCATAGGGAAATGTAATCGCCATTACAGGTTTCTCGTCTTCTGAGCACGGCGAACGGTATCAACGACCCGAGCCGAGAACTCTTGCTTGTCTTTCAACTGCTCGCGCCGGAACTGCGCCAATTCCTCGCTGGTGCCTTGGAAATTGTTCTGCGGCGCGTAGGTGACATTTACCCCACCATTCCCACCAGCGATCGATTGAAGGTTCGGCATCCTCGGCGCCGACCCGACCAGACCGCCCGAGGCATAGCCTTGAAGCTTGCGAAGGTTGTCGACCCCTATGCGCTTGGTCGCTGCCGCATCCATGACGAACTCGCCCTTATGGACGATGCCGGCCGGTTGATATTTGCCGCCCTTGCCGGTGTATCCGCCGCGGTCGAAACCAATCATCTTCCCCAGACCACCAAAGATGCCCCCGAATGCGCCGCCGCTCGAATTGCTTGACCGCGCCAGCTTCGAACGCGCGGAAGAAGGCCTCGGAGGAGACTTTGCCGTCCTTCACCAGGCGCGTGAGCGCCGATACCGAACCGCCAGCTTCTTTCAGGCCGGCGGCGACTGCCTGCAGCAACGGCCGCGCACCATCGAGGAGGGAGTTATATTCTTCGGCCTGGACAACGCCATTGCCGAGCGCCTGGCTCAACTGGAGGAGAGCGCCGCTCGACTCTTCGGCCGACTTGCCCCCTACACGAAGCGACAGAGCAACATTATCGGTGAATTTGAGGAGTTCGGCCTGGTTGACGCCGAGGTCTTTGGCGGACTGAGCCGCGCGGCCATACAGCGTGACAAGATCCTCGATCGGCGCCGCATTGCGCTGGGCGCTGGCAAACAGACTGTCGTAGACCTTATTGAGTTCCTGACCCGATAGGCCGGCAACCTTGAGCGCATTGCTGATGCGCGTCGATGCGTCGATAAGTGACTGCGCGCCTTTCAAAGAACCGGCAGCGGCGAAGGCACCCAAGGCACCTTTGCCAAACCCGCCGGCGAAGGATGCGGAAATGCTCTTGTTTGCACGACGAACGCGGTTCTCTATCGCGCCCATCTGCTTGTTGGTGACACCTACGGCGCGGTTCATCGCGTTTTCGAACTTCTTGATGTCAGCCGAAAGCTGAACAACGAGCCGCTCCAAATCTGTCGCCATCAGCCTGTGATCCAATCAAAAAGTTCGTCTTTTTCAGCGTCAGTCAGTTTGCCGTCGTCTTTCGGCGTGTTGGCTTTGACGTAGCCCTCGACCGCCGCCATGAACTTCCACATTGACATTTTGTCGATTTCATTAGGTGAGAAGCCCATGGCAGCGCCGTTGCCATAGATGGCAGCAAATCTCAGCTTTCCGTTGGGGAGGTTGTCAATTCGCTCTCCGCCGGACTCGCTGCCTCGGTTTTTCCCAAACTTTCCTCCGGGGCCCCCATAAGCCCGGCCGATAGCACCGCTTGAGCGTAGATGATGGATTCGACCGGCGGGCGCGCTTCAACGAAGTCTTTGACGAGTTTGAGCGCCTTGGCCGGCTCCAGCCCGCCACCGATGAGACCCCAGCGGATCACTTCGCGAATGTCGTTCATCTCCCATGTCTGGGAATAAAGACGCTGGAGCACGACATAGGGCCCGGCGTTGCAGGCCTCTTGTACCTTCACCAATTCGCCCCAAGCGAGGCGAAAGGTGTAGGTATCATCGCCGAAATCGAGTTCGATCGATGCGTCACGGCTCATGGAGCAGTTGCCCGAACCATTTCGCCATCGGACTGCAGGGAAACATTGATCGTCGCCCGCTGCCCGTTGTTCGCCCCGACTTCGACGCTCTCAATATGCATCTTGCCGGTCCAGGTGATCGTTTTTGCGGGAAACTCCCATTCGACCTTGACCGGGACGGATTCGATGCTATCGAAGGCTTCAAGCCAGGTGTCAACGCTTTCTGAAGCCAGCACGCCCTCGCCAGTGACGCTCATTGAAAGGCTCGTTGCATCGCGGCCCAGCCAGTCCACCTTGTCAGGATCGGTGCAGTCGGGAATCTGAACCTCTTCGAGGTTCTTGGTCAGCGTGATCGAGCGCTGCGTAAGGCCGCAAGGTGCGGAGTAGACAATCGGGGTCGCGTCATCACCGAGCAGGACCCGGATTTTGCCGCCTTTAATCGTCGTAGCTTGTGCCATTGGTGTCTCCTGTCGATGGCAATCAGGGTTGTTCCGCAAAAGCCTGAAAGCTAATGGCGGCATGGCTCGTTAACCCGTCAGGGTTTCGGAAAACGCGAGTGATGTTGTGCCTGAAATAGACGAGCGCATTGTCTGCGATCGTCAAATCCGTACCGATCAGGGCAGCGCGGACGGCATCGCTGATGCGCTTCACCTCGGGAAAGCCGGAGGAGCGCGACCAGCAGTCGATTTGCATGGTGATCTCAAAGCCGGTGACACAATCAACGTCGTCGCTGATTTCATCCGCCGGGCCGAAACTCACATAAGGAAACGTTGGCGTAGCCGGGACAGCATCATAGATGCGTTGCCCGATCAGCGCCGATACGGTCGCGTCGGCTTTCAGGCGCGCAACAATGGCGCCCTGGAGCTCAAGAATTGGCGATGTCATGATGCGGCGACTTTCCTAGCGGCCTTGGTCGTGGCGAGCGTGATGCGTGATTTCGTTCGCTTTCGCAGCGCCCGATAGGAAACGAAGAAATACGGATGCGCCTGCATTTTCTGCGTCCCGAACTCAAGCCATCGCGCATAGTAGGCCTCGTCGCTGCCGGCAAAAACGACGAGTGAAAGATCGCCGGCGTTCGCCTTTGCCAGAACAATGGAGCCTTTCGGCGCCGCGTCCCACGACCAGCCGATCGAGCGAGCCAAAGCGCCGCTGTCCTTCGGCGCAAGCGATCGCGCCAGCAATACGATCTCGTCGGCACCCTTTGCCAAGGCAGCGCGAATTTCTTCCTTGGCGAATTTCGGCATCAGCTTGAGCTTGCGCACAAGTTTGTCCTGCCCGATTGCCTTGACCATCAGAGCGCTACGCCACTCTCGCAGAGAAGATCGATGAACTGCCGGTCTAATCCCGGGGTCACGTCTCTAACCGCGAAGTAGGTCAGCGAGCGCTTGTCCTGCGCGAACCAATCTGGCGTGATTTGCCTCGTCTGTGAGGTAGAGCGAACGCGAATGACTTGCGTGTGCTTTACCGAGACGCCTTCTGGCAAGTGGGCCCGCACCAAGGATCAGCAGTTGCAGGCATGGGAGCAGGCCTGCCGATCGCGCTGGCGGGCATTGCTGCTGTCCATCAAAGCCAAGCTAGAAAGCGTCGAGGCGGGCATCGAGACGTTTGAAGATGCGTTCCTCGCTCATATCCAGATGCCTGATGGATTGTCTGTCTCGGAGCATGTGCGCCCCCGCATCGCAACCGCGTACGAAACCAATTCAATGCAGCCACTATTGCCCGGCCCGCGGGGTGAGCAGTGATGGCCCGCCAAGTCGGCGAGTGGACGGGAAAGACCGATGACACGAAGGCCCCGCCCCGCGTGCGCCAGCGCGTCTATGACCGGCACAGTGGCGTCTGCCATCTCTGCAAACTGCAGATCAAGACCGGCGAGACGTGGCAAGCCGATCACGTCATTGCCCTGATCAATGGCGGGAAGAATGCCGAGAGCAATCTCGCGCCAGCACATTCTCATTGCCACCTTGGCAAGACAGCGCTGGACGTCAAGGAGAAGGCCAAGGTCGCCAAGGTGCGCGCGAAGCATACCGGCGTCACTCGGCCGTTGGGCTCGGTCAAATCCGCCGGGTTCGCCAAGGTCGTCAAGACCAAGCCGGCTCACACCAAATCCCTCCCGCCCCGCCGTTTATTCGAAAGGATCGAACCATGATATACGGGCAGCGCTTCAAAGGCTGGCTTACCGACTTCACCGTGATCGCCGGGCCGTTCGTTGTCGTCGGCCTTGTCCTGCTGGCTGCTTTTGTGAGGTGCGTAGGATGAAAATCACCGATGCCCTTCGCGTTCTCATTTCGGAGGGGAAGCCCGAATGACAGAAAAACTCCGCTTCACCCGAGCCCAGATTCGCTGCGTAGCCTCGATCGCGAGGACTGAAGGTGTTGGCGTAAAGCTCAACCCTGACGGGTCGATTGTTGTTTTCCCCGATGTTCACAAACCGGAAACGGTTGACGAGAGCGACGATAAAGACCTTGATCGCGAATTGGCGGCGTTCGAGGCAAAGCATGGCTACAATTAAATTGAAGGGCATCCATAAGGTTAAAGCCAAGGGGCGCGACTATTATTACGCCTGGCGTGGCGGACCGAAGCTTGATGGCGAGCCGGGATCGGCCGAGTTCATGGACTCCTATAACGAGGCCATCGCAAGCCGGACTATGCCAGACACGGCAAAATTTCGCTCTCTGGTTGTAATCTACAAAGGAAGCCCAGATTATGCGAAGCTTGCCGATAGCACGAAACGCCAATGGTCGCGGTGGCTCGATCGCATCGCTGATCATTTCGGGACCTTGAGTATCGCTCAATTCGACCGGCCCCAGAAAATCCGCCCGATTATCCGAAAGTGGCGCGGGACGTATGCCCAGACGCCGAGGACCGCCGATTATGGCATGCAAGTGCTATCGCGCGTTCTATCGTATGCGGTTGACCCCCTCGGAAAGATTACATCGAACCCGTGTGAAGGAATCAAACAGATTTATGGCAATGACCGCGCTGCTATCATCTGGACTGATCAGGATATCAAGCAGCTAAAGACTGCAACAGATGACAAGGGCAACGCGACTTGCTCGCTTGAGGTTGGGCTTGCTGTAGATCTTGCAGCCCATACCGGCTTACGAGTTAGTGATCTAGTGCGCCTGTCCTGGTCACATGTCGGCGAGGACGCAATCGTCATCACAACCGGAAAGAGCAATCACAAGCGCGAGGCTGTGATTCCGCTCTACGAGGATCTCCGGACGCTTCTCGATCGCGTTCCTAAACGTTCACCTGTCATCTTGACAAGCAGCCGCGGGACGCCATGGACGAGCGACGGCCTGGCATCGTCGTTCCACACGGCGAAGACTGATGCTGGAATGAAGGGAAAGGACCTTCACTTCCATGACTTGCGGGGCACGGCTGCGACAAAATTCTATACCGCCGGCCTACCGGAGCGTGTCATTGCTGAGATTTTAGGTTGGGAAGAGGACTCGGTGGCGAAAATTATTCGTCGCTATGTGGACAGGACAGCCGCCACAAAAGCCATCATTCGACAGCTCAATGAGGCCAGAAAGAGAACATAG